AAGTCTAAGCTATTTGCTGATTGCCCACCTAAATCAACGTTAATATTTGTGAACCTTACCGTGTCTCCGGTAGATAATCCGTGATCTGCATGGTCAACAGTTACTGTAGCATCGCCGTTACTGGTGGTAAAAGGATTGCTTAATTGATCTTCTGTGTCGGTAGCTGAAGTACCTTGCCGATCATAAATCTGTAAAAAATCTGCCGTGCTCTGTCGTATAGGTTTATTAACTCCATCGACGATTACTAAGACTTCTTTCCCAGTAAAACTATGATCAGATGTTCTTAACCTTGTTACCCCGATGGCTGACTGAGTATGAATACTAGACGCGGTAGAAATATTAGTCCAGCCAGATGTTGAGGTATGTTCAAAGATCGAATAGAATTTACTTACTGTATAACTAATATTAGCGGCAGAACTAACTTCCGTAGATGCTGCTGCGCTAGATGATAGAAAGGTAAAACCGTTTGCGCTAGAAACTGTAGCAACTGGAAACTCTTTACCTGTAAAAGTTAAACTTCCTAGAGTGCTAACATTAACAAAAGAAATTAACTCACCTGTTGACAAACCATGTGCTGTAGATACAACAGTTACTGTAGTGCTTCCTGATGATACTGATACGGCTCCAGTAGGAAGAGTTGCAGATGTAGAATCAGCAGCGTTTCGTCTAGCAGCGTAAACTTTATCTTGGTGAATCCAAAGACCTAAGACTGCGCCAGTGCCAGGGACTGTTGGATTAGAGGAGTCAAAGGCACTAAAACCGTTTATTCGTCTATAACCACCAAACTGAGAAATCTCAAAGTTAGTTAGTCGGATAGCTGATCCTGGTTGAGTAGCAGCAAGTGTGAGCGCATCTTCGTTAGTGTAAAGACCGCCCCGCGCTATGATGGTGGCATCGCGGAGATTGTCAGTCATTACTTATCACCGTGCGGGTAATTAATTAACCTGCTTACTCTCGTATCTCGTACATCAGTAAATCTGTTAACTAACAACTTCCGCATATTTTTTACGCCTTTTTCAAATCGTTGTCTAGCAATAGCGGCTTGTTGAGAGTTATCTCGAAACATATATGCTTGGAACATAGCACCATCTACTACGACGTTTTTAAAACTATCAGGAACAGCCATCGTATCAGAGTGATTTACCAAGTCAGTTTGAAACTTAAAATAATCATAGGAGATTGTGTATGCTTTATCGGGGACGGGACTAAAGCCAACTCTATTGTCCAAAGTCCTATAAACGTAGTTAGGAGTATCAAAGTCGCCTACATTTGCGTTTTCATCACGCTCATAAAATCTTTGGATAAACGTATCAAAGTTAATTTCTCTGAGCCGTTGAGCGTCGATACCATCAGCAGTGCTTTTACGGATTCTAAATGTATCCAGATCTGCTGACTTCATATCACTTTCGAGGGCGTATACAGCAGTGCCTGTGGAGGTTATGATATTAGCTGTGGCATGGTTAAACGGAAACTCAAACTGCTCTTGACCTACCTCTTGAAGAGATACATTCACAGAGTCTTTAATTTGAGAATGGAAACCTACCACTGTTAAAAAATCAGCAGTAGTCACCTGAACTTCATTGAGGCGCTTTGCTACATCGTTAACAAGTGTGATAAAAGTTGTTGCCATTTACGCCGCTTTCAACCATTTAAGTGGTACATTTGGACCTAATGAATACGGTCCTTTTTTAATATCTTTATCTACCGTCAATGTAAATACAGAGTTACCATATGCATTAAATTTAATTTTTTTATCACGGGATAAAATCTGAATAATCTTAGCAGCTTCTTCTGCCATACCCATATATTCATAATCAGTATGATATTTAAGATCCCGCTCGTGATCATTAACAATAACTTTAGGGTGATCATTTTTATTAATGTTATTACGATTGACATTTAGGATCATGGTCCCGTCAGGATCTTCTTTAAACCCGCAATCAAATCCTGTAATGTGTATTTCTTTGTAGCCTAACCATGCGCATAAAAATAAAGCTTGTGCGGTGCAATTAGAACCACCTGCAATTAAATTAGGAGGCATCCACTCATTTGAAGAAATAGTATTAAACTTAAAAACTTTGCAGCCTTTAGCTACATCAAATACTTCAGGTTTAATTTGAGTTGAGAACAAGTAATTTGTTTTTTTATTTTTCCAAACTCTGTTAGGTTCGTTATCACCTGCATCAACATGGATACAGTAATGTGGTGTAACGCCTATGTTCTCTAAATACTCTACAGTCTTAGATGCGAAAATATCCCCTTTCCAATTTTGGATAAGAGGATGGAACTCCCTGATAGAAGGACCGCCAGCACAAATTAAAACTTTGTCTTTTCTTTTTCTAGCACTATTTTTTAGTTTATAGATCCAGGGAACTTTTTGATCTTTATTTATTTCATAATGTTTTTTTAATGTTTCATCATCAATAGAACATTTAAGTGTAATTCCCATGAGTGCTCCTATGAAGTCGGGGAGGCCCGTTAAGACCTCCCCTATTTTAGTTAGGCAAGAGTATCTCGGTCCACTTCATTCGGACCCAGTTTTGCAGTCATATCGGTCATAAACGCGATAACGCGAACCTTACCAGTGGCAACCGCAGTGTCACCAACAGTAGCGAGTTTAACGTCGATAGTGTCAGCAGCAGAAGCTGGGTTGACGGTATTAGCACCAAATGGAGCAAGACCGTTAGTACCGATTGCCAAGAAGCCTGTGCTGGTAGCATCACCACCGTCGATGAAGTCATCGCCAGCAGCAATGTCGATGTCGAGAGTACAAACTGAGCTATTAGCAGCAACAGTCACCTCGGCAGCAGCACCGTGCAACATTGTATTTACCGGGACATCAATAACTTGAAAGATGTCGCCAGCCGCCAAGGCAGAGCCTTTAGCAGTGGTGGCCTCGGCAAAGTCGAGAGTAAACTCGACAGTGTAAGGCATTTGAGAACCCATACGGGACTTGTGGTTAATGGAGGTAGCAGCGCCATTAGCAACACCACCTACAGTCATATCGACAGTAGCCATGATCTATCCTCCTTATGAATGCAGATTATAAGCAGCAGTCACAATTGCTTCTGGACGAAGCAGCTTACGACCGTACATGTGCAAACCACGCACAACGTCTGCAAAGCTATCGTTGTCACGATAAGTCTCAACTTTTTCGATTTGTGAAGCTGTAGCAACAGCCGAATCATGACCGGCAAGAATGACACCGAAGTTCGAGGATGAACCAGCAGCGGCAGTCGTGCCTGGGCCTGTGCCAAGGGTTGGCAGGTTATTCGACATGTAGATGCGGAAGCCACGAATCAAACCGTCCATGACGCGACCATTGCGAAGGATATCACCGGCATCCTGGCGACCAGCAAAGTCGTTGTTTAACAGTTTCGAGTTTTCATCGTTAAGAACTTCAGCAAACACGGGATCGACAACAAGCCAGCGACCGTCACGGTCAACATTCTGTTGGTCGAGTCTACGAGCCATTCTATTCAGGACAGCCAGAGCCGAAGAGTTAGTGCTCGTCGGAGTAGCAGTAATCGGAATAGAGTTAGCAGTGGTAGAACCAATACCCATGTCAGTGGATGTCAGCTTCATGCTGGCCAAGATACCGTCTGCATCAACAGTGCTGATTGGGTCAGTACCGGACTTATCGGCAGCAACACGGGCTGTATCAGCGTTGCCATGTAAAGCAGACTGCTTGAAGCCAGCCATGTAACCAAAGATCTCTTGGTCATACTGGTCACGCAAGCGATAGCCAGCGCGGTCAGTTGCCAAGGATTCAAAGTTAATGTGGCTGTGGGCTTCTTCGATGTCGTCAATCTTGAACGCAAAGTAGTTAGCCTGATCAACAACGAGGGTGAAATCCTCATCGTCTAGCTCTTGTGGAACAATCTGCGTCCCACGAGAATATTCTTGAACCGAGATTTCTGGTTCTTTGATGATACGTACAGTGTCACCAAAGTTGGCGATTTCGCCAAAGTAATCGTTGTTAGTAATATCCTCAACAACAGATACTTTTCTAAAGGCAGTTTGGACCTTCTTGGAATAGATAATTGGCGAAAAATTGCCGTTAGGAAGGTTCGCGTATCCTGCCGCACTTCTAAATGCCATGAGTTTTCTCCTTTAAGAAAGTGCATAAAAGAGCTAACGAGGGACACTTCAAGGCTGACAAGGATAGGGTGGGAAGAAGATCCGGCCTAGATTATCAGGTAGTTGAAGGCTAGGGTTAGCCTTTGAAAAAGTGGGGGAGTTTCATTACCCCCCTCACTAAGTAGTTTAGATGGTGGTTCCGAATGGAAGGCATCTTTTAGTATTTAGTAGTCATTATATCATAGTGATATTTGTTTGTCAAGTAAAAAATTAACGAGCACCACCAGAAAGATCATAATCAAAGTTACCACTACGGATAGCTTTTTCGATATCTTCTTGGAATCTCTCAAAGTCAGCACCAGATAATTGTCTTACTCTGGACTCTGACCAAGAGTTTTTACCCTCTGTTAATTCTTCTGAACGCTTACTGGTCCTTACAGACTTGGCTGCGCCCGTGTCTTTGTTCTTTGCTTTCTTACCAGTCTCTGATTTATACAAGTCAATAGCTTTAGCTGCACCTAAGAAGTCAGTGTCATTTTCATACAAAGCACTTTGAATCCATTTAGGTTGCTCATTAACCCAGTCGTGGAAGTCTTTATCTTGTCGTAAATCATCGTAGTCTGGATGAAGCCTAGATAATTCAGTCTCAGCTTTCTCTCGCTCAATCCTAAGTTCTAATTCTTCGACTCGGCGAAGCTTTTCTTCTACGTCGTTACTAGCCTCCATAGCTTTTTTAGAGGCGATTGTTTCTACAATCTTTGCAACATCAGGATATTGCTCAGTCCACTTCTCAAGCTCTTCATCAGATTTAGGTAACTTAACTTGTTTCTTAGTTAAAGCCTCTACCTGATCTTGAAGCTTCTGTAGCTGGCGTTTATTTTCATCTTGAATTTTTTGCGTGTGGCGACGTAGATCACCATATCTTTTTTTGTATGTCTGCTCCTCTGCACCTAGATTTTGTTCTGCTTCTTCTTCGCGTTGAGCTTCTACATCTTTGTTTCGCTCTGCTTCCAACTCTGCAATCTCTTGCTCGTCTTCAGAAACTCTATCTCGCTTATATTTAATAGTAGCAACGCGATCTTCTTGTACTTCAGCCATAGTCATGGTCTTCTCCTTATTGGGGGTCTTTAGTAGCCTAACACCATGTTAGGGGTAAAAAGTAGCCCTCGTGAAATTATCTTTGAAAGAAAGAGCCTCTAGTGTATTCTTCTCCTAGCTGACCAAATCTAAGAGCCTCTACAGGATCTACTTTATATCTTTTACCGCCTTTTGAGCGTTCTAGTTCTTCGATTAACTGTTTAGTTTTTTCTGTTTCATCATCTTCTTTAGCTTGCTTAGTAATGGGATCATCTGGTTCACCGCCACCAACTTCTCTATCGTCTACGTCAGGCCCAGCCGAGTCTGGATCAATATCATATCCTGCATCAGAAAGCTTACCTAGTATCGAGGATATACCTTTAGCAGCAAGCCCTACCGGCCCCATAAGAGCAAGTACATTGCCAGGAATGTCTGTCTTACTTTTCGGAGTAGTAAAGTCACGCGCAGCGTCTTCTAGTTTTTCAATTAAAGACGGGTCTAATGATCTTCTGGCTCCTGCATAACCTCCAGGATCTTCATCTTCTAAACCAAGCCCAAGACTAAAACCAGTATCTTCAGGATCCATTTCGTCTACAGCATCTGGATCAGAAATATCGCTCATTGATGTGCTGCCAGGGTCCATATCAAAATCTGGATCAGGAGTGCCTCCTTCTTGAAAAGGCATAGCCATCATACCGCTAGGGTGTGGCTTGGCAACGACAAGAGTAGTCTTAACCATACCCTTTGGCTCTTTCAAATAATCCATCTCATCATCATCTTCCTCAACCATACCATTTTCATCTACGTTTTCGATGATGTCGAGATCTTCCATTTGTTGCAGTTCAGATAAAGCACCTTTATGCATAGCTACAATTTGTTGTAGGCCAATATACCTTACAACATTGGCAGGTAACACATACTCTCCGGTAGACAGGTACGCTGGGATATCGTCGGCCACTTCTTCTGGTGTTGCGCCTGGAGGAGGATCAGCAGGTTCTTCATCGTCGTCTTTAACAAAGTCAGCTTCTTTTTCAATTGAACCACCCTCTGCTGCTGTAACAACTTCTTCATTTTTATCATCACCTAACATACTAGCAACAAACTCACCAACAGACATATCAGCAGATGCTTCACGAGTTTCTGGTTCTTCTTTAAGAGGAGCAGTTCTATCCTCCTCTAAGCCAGGAGAAAACTCTTCTTTCATCTCCTCGTCTTGACGCTGCTTATCTTCTAAATTTTGCCGGTCAAGCTCTTGCTGCATTTCGTCCATCTCTTCTTGGGTGAAACCTCTGGTACGATCTGCATCACTTTTAAGCAGCATCTCCATTTGCTTCTCAGTCATCTCTGCCATAATTAATCCCTTCTTGCTGA